CCCCTGCAGGTTTAATCGGAACTCCTGAGTTGGCGAAGAAAGTCTTGCAAATGACACCTGGCCAGTTCATCAAAAAGATAAATAAAAGAAACAAGGTTGCTGTCAAATGAATCTCAAAGAATTACCTGATATGACCGATGCCTATAGGCAGGTCTATGAAAAGAAAGCCGTAAAGGATTATGACGGTGATGGCAAGGGGGAATCTGGTGCCAAAGAACATGCTGGTGCTGTACATAATGCTATCCAAAAGAAGAAAGGTCTGAAACCAGACGGTAAAGACACTCGCAGTGAGGCTGTAGAGATGTCAAAAAAGGATTACGCGAAGATTCATAAGGACTTTAAGTCAGACGACCCTAAGAATCCTCGCACTACCAAGTATGTACCTGGCAAGGGCACTGTCTCTATGCCTGTAAAGTTCACTGATGAATATCATCCCGAAGGCGAAGAAGCAACCGAAGCAGTCTACGGTGGTGGTAAGAAAGAAGAACCTAAGAAAGCAAGTGCAGCAGCAGGAACGGGTAAGTATTATAATGAGAAAAAACCAACCGCTATGCAGTTGGCAAAACGTGCTAAGATGGCAAAGGTCAAAGCATTAACTAATGCAGGTAAGCATAAAGAAGCAAGTGCATTATATAATAAGGAAGAATTAGAAAATACTGACGAGTGTTGGAAGACACATAAGAAAGTTGGTATGAAGATGAAGGGTGGTAAGTTGGTAAACGACTGTCGTCCTAAGAATGAAGCGTTCGCATTCTCTGAGGAAGAGTTTGAATTACTAGAGCAGAACTGGGACGAGATTGATCAGTTAACTGATGAGGAACTTACTGATTTCTTCATTGAAGCAATTGAAGAACTCGCTGTTGATGAGGAAGATCTTACTGAAATCTGTGAGCATCTTGAGGAAGTAGAAGTTCTTACTGAGGATTACTATGATTCTGCAGTAAAATCATCTAAGGCAGCTGCTGCTAAGATTAAGAAGGAGAAAGGTGGCAGCAAAATGGACAGACTTAAGTCTGCTGCTAAGAGAGCAGGTTCCATGATCAAGAAAGGTGTTAAGGCAGTAGGTAAGAAGGCAGCTCAAACTGCTGGTAAAGTTGCTGGTGAATTTTCTGCTGCTAAAGACAAGCAGAAAGCAAAAGCAATGGCAAGAAAGGATGATGATGGTCCTAAGAAATCATCTGGTGTAACAAAACCAACTCCATCTAGCACTGGTGTTGCTTCTAGATCTACCAGTGGTGGTAGTTCTTCTGGAGGTAGTTCTTCTGGTGGCAGCAAAGGTGAAACTAGAAAGGCAGTCGGTGGTGCATTGAAGAAAGTCGGAAGTCTCGTAAAGAAAGGTCTTAAGAAAGCAGTTGGTAAGACTGCACGTCTTGTATCTAAAGGTAGCGACAAAGTTGCTAAGAGATTAGGTGAAGATTTTGATCAGATTGAATCTCTTGTTGAGTCAGGTCTGTTCAAATGGGATGAGATTGAAAACATTCTTGAGCATCATAAGAAAGATGCTGATGGTAATACCATTCCACACGAAGGTGATGAGGTTGAAGAAGGTTACAAACCTATTGACAAGAAAAAAGAAACTAAAATGTATCGTAGAGCAGGTAACCTGAGTCGCGATGCACTTAGCAAAGGACTGAATACCAAGGAAGGTTCTAAGGCACAGGATAAATCTGGTAAAATTGTAAGCGCAATCACCAGACAGAAAGAGAAGGAACGTTTCAGTAAGATGGCAGACATCAAAGCACGTTCTAATTACAACGGTTAATTATGTTAGATTTCAATACATACTTAGAAGAAAAAAAGAAGAAGGAAGTCGTAAAGATCAACCCTAAGAAGGAAGATCTTTACGAGAAGGATCATAAAGCTGAGGACTGTACAGGTTCTGATCACACTAAGAGTGAGAAGAAACGTCGTAAGGAAGATGTCAATGACGGTCCTGATGTACAGAACGAGCAAAGTCTGAAACCTTCAGATCGTTTTAAGAGAGACGCAGGTGCTATCGCTAAGAAAAAACTAAGACAAAAAGAGCATAATAAGTATGTAAACTTCCTTGATGTAGATGAAGAAAAGAAACCTTTCCCCGATAAGAAAGTAGATAAAAAGCTGTCATCTTTGCGTGATAAGATGAAATCTAAACCATACGGATTCAAAAGATCTGATGAAAAGAATCGTTCTATGAAAATCAGTGGTATTAAAGATGCTGTAAAACGTGGTGAGGATCCAAGATCAGATACTCGCGGTGGTGCATATGCAAAACGCGGTAATCCACCAGAAGATCATAGAAAGCATTTTACCAAAACTCCTCTGAAGAATCGTCCAGTCAAACCAGCTGGTGTAAAAAATGAAGAGTTTGAGAATGTAGATGAAAGTAGACTTACTGGTGCCAATGATATGCAGAGTAAACTATACGCTGCTAATAATAAGTCTGGTAAGAAGATGACTGACGATGAGATCAAGAAACAGAAAGGTGGAAAAGAGTTTCTTGATAGAATCAAAGCAGCAAAAGCAAAAATGTCTGAGGGAGTATACACAGGTCCTAAGAAAGGTGATCTAAAAGGATATGGTTCTAAAGCATTCAAAGAGTATGAAAAGAACATGGATCCTAAGAAGCGTCAAGCACTTAAGGATAAAGCAACTAAGGGTATGAAATTTACTCATGAATCGGCACCTATGGGTAAGTCCGATGGTCAACTCGCAAACACTTATGAGGAAAACGCTTATGACAGTGCAGAAGAAAGCACAAAAGAGATCCAAAAAGAAATCTCAAAAGAAACTTTCAATGCACTTAAAGATACCCTTGTAGAGAAAGCATTTTCTATTTACGAACGCACTCGTTATGCTAAGGAGACTGGAAAGGATCCTCAGACTGGTAACGAATCCAAGAAAGGTGGAACTATGAAAGGTTCTGCTATGGCAGCAGTTCGTAAGAATTTGGTTAAGTCTGGTGGACTTATGTCTTCTAGAAAGAAACCAATCAATCCACAAGGTAAGAAGCAAGTCAAAGGTAAGAAGTCTGACGTTGGTACTGGAAAGTACAAAAAGATGGCAGACAGAAAAAAAGAACAAGCTAACAAAGCAAAGAAAGCAGGTTTCAAAGACACGCAATCTTATGTTGATACCATGGCTCGTTACGGTGGTGAGGATAATTATAAGAAAGGTCGCGGACTAGGTTCGTAAGCACCTATATATTGGTAGACACTATTATGGAGCTACCATGTTATCATTTCTTATGCCACTAGCATACAAGGTTGTAGATTCTGCTGTCGCTAAGATCCCCGACGACGCAGAGCTTGGTGAAAAACTAATTGAAATCTGTCTTCTTATCTTAGGAAAGGCAGTCAAATTGACCAAGACTACTGCTGACGACGAACTTCTTGCGAAGGTTGCAGAAGCCATCAAAACACGCGACTAAATAATTAGACCCCTTTAGGGGGTCTATTTTTATAAATAATATTAGTTTAATACAACAGACAAGGAGTTTTTACCATGCCACTTTGGGGTGTTACTGACGCAGACGAGTCTAAGCCCAAGTGGGCTGTAGAAGGCGGCGCTGTTGATCCGTCACAGGTCTTCGCTACCGAGCAAGGATGGGTCTTACGTCACTATAAAAAAGGAGACCAGACCGAATTCTGGGATGAGGTCATCGTTGCAGTTGATGGTCTCGTAGGTGCTGGATCTAGAGGAACTAATACTCTTGGAGCAGCAGATATTACTGCAGTATTCTTTGAGCAGGAAGCACTTGATCAAGGTGACACTGGAACTGTCGTTGTTATCTACAACGAGAAAGTTACTGTTACCGCTGGAGCAACACTTGCAGTCACTGGATCAACAACTGGTGCTGTAACTGCTACATATGCTAGAGGAACTACTACTAACAGAGTAGAGTTTGACTTTACTGTACCTTCTCAGGCAGAAACACTTAGCATCGGAGCACAAACTATCTCTGGTACTATCGTAGATACCACAGGTGGCGCAACATCTGACAAAGCATTCGTCGCTGGCGATGTTATTGGAGCAGGTGGATCTGGAACTGACAAGACCCTAACTATCTCTTAATAAATGAACTTTGGTGAACTTAACGAGGACAACTTTGTCCTGTTCGCCATCAAAAATTATGAGAATCCTCAGAGTGTAACTCGTGAGGATTTTGACGAAGACATGAAACGCTTCAAGTATCTCAAGAGATTATTCAAGAGATACTTGCGTGGAGGTCCTCTCAGGAGTCACCTGATAATTAATCATCTCGTGATTTTATATAATGTTTTTGATGATGCGGCAACGCCACTATTATTCTATAAACTAGAAAGGGAATATTGGCCTTTACTAAAGGCATTCCTTCATTGGATGAATAGATATCCAGAACAATGGTTAGATAATCTGGAAGAAGATCCAGACATTATTGAAATCCTGCAACAGATATGAACGTCAACGAATCTCCTACAATGAGTGTTGGAACTGGTGGGTTTAGCGGATCATCCGCTGCTACTGGTCCTACTGCAGGCTTTGATCCCGTGTTAGACTTTCGCAAGAAAGCATTTAACAAGATCAAGGATCAACCTTATGTGAAAAAATATAGAGAGGAGAGGAAGAAAAAAACTGTAAAGGAATCTACAACTTGTCCTAGAGACAGTCAAGTTCCTTCCAGATTATTTCAGTACAAAGTTCGTATCCCTGAGGTAGGTGAAACTATCATCTATGCAAACAGTCCTGCTGAACTGAGACAGAAGATGCGTCTTCTAATCAATC